ATAAGTCTTCGACCTTCTTTTAAGCTCAATGCTCCAGCCTGAACAAGTTCAGTTACTTTTTCAATACGTCCCGCAGGAGTTCTTGGAAGTGCTGATTCTGTAAAACATTGTATAACAAACGGATCTTTTAAGAACTTCATTGCCGGAAGATCAATTTCTTTGGTTCCGTCTTTATTAGGATAAACCGTTTGATAGTGGCCGTCACGTTTTGCAATGTCCATCGCGCAATCAACCACAAGATAGGCAAGATCTTTGAAAATCATGTCGCGTTTCTTTGCAGTTAATGCGAAACGATCGTTATACATATCTTCAGCAGTTCTAATAGCAGTGCCCGAGTTTAATCCTGCGGCTTTTTGCCCAGTAGCCTGCATGGATGAAACGCCTTCTTGCTGAAAACCAAATTGAATAAGCTTATCTCGCTCTTCATACATCTCTGGAGCATTGCAAGGAGCTACTTCATAGGTGGGCTTGGTACCGGAGTAGGTGATGATGACTCCGATTTCATTGTTATTGTGGGATTTAACGACTTTGGAGTTCTGCTCAATGAATACGCGAGGTACACCCACGAGAGTGATAGACCGAGCGATAGTATAAAGTATGCGATTAAGCGTAAGCTGCGTGCCAAATAGTCTGGTTGCAATTCCCTGTCCCCAATATCCCAAGAATGGATCTGAATAATGAAAGAACACGAATGGGAACTTAGGTTTTTCCCATGGTTCATCTAGGATAACTCCGTTTACGGTCGCGATAGTATGTCTGCCAGGATAATAACCAGGAGCAAGAGGGTCAGGGCCTGAAGGTAGTTTCCATCCTTCGACAACCATGACTTGATCTGCGGCGGTACGACCACTATCCGGGCTATTATCCGGATATGATTGTGGAGTATCCTCAATTATCCCCTCTTTTTTAGGATACATTGAAATGAGCTTATCGCGGTCCATAAGTTTTAATTGATAGAGTTGTTGTGGATCACCATTGATGCAGTCATTGTCATCAACGAAGAGATCTGTGATCATAACTCGATCAATTGCTACTTTACCGTCATCACCCTCATAGACTTTGAGAGCTCCAGCGCCCATGACAAGTCCATCGCGTAACATTTTGGATGCTTTTTCATAAGCTTTGGTTTGATAGAACTCACCCAAGATGAATTGATTTAATTGTTGAGCTAAATGCCTCTGCTTGTAATCAGCTCCATCCGTAAGGAATTTGGGAGCTGGTTCATCTTGAGATAGCCGAGATACCAAAGTATCAACGCAAGAAGAAACCAAATTAAAAGTTGGTCTATCGTCGGGAAGAGTCTTTGTCCGGTCCATTTTCGAAACATTAGAACCAGCGTAACTATAAATAGAAAGCCCACAATATAATCTAACGTCACAGGCAAGTTGCCTCATGCGATAAGTTTGATTTGTTTTTAGATATGCAGCAGTTCCACACAGCTCTACTGCCAATTTATCCTTATCTTCAGCGAGCCACCATTCGCAAAGTTCACCACGACCGTTCATATCGGTCTTTGGTTTGGTTTTCATTTTAATCTTAGTAATGGCGGGTTTTGCTTTGCTGATCTTCATTGATTAGCTACTTCTTTAAGTGATGGGTCATTCTCAGGAATTCCCCCAGAACTATAGAACGTAAGCTGTTCAGTACTAAGCTCTCCATCTGGGAAATTAGCATAAGGGTTTTGTGGAGACTCAGCTTCTATGAGAGAAGAATTTGATTGCTCGATAGGCATATCGCCAAATTTAATCTCAACTCCTGCGACTTTAATTTCAGTCACACCTTGCTGACGACAGAGCTTGAACAATTGTCTAAGGTCTTTTAATTCTGTAATCATGCAGGGCGAGGATTTCTATCTTTCTTCTTACGCGAAGCCATGATTCTAGAGACAATATCTTTGCGATCTTCATCTTCTTGAGCATCACCGAGCTCATCACCAGAATTTGCGCCAGTATCGTGGAACTCAAGATCATCATCTAATACGAGATCATCAAATTCATTAGGCATCGAATCTGCCATAGGTTCTGTTTCGTTTGCGACTTGTCCACCTTTGGAGAATCGTTTCATGATTCGGTCAACAATTCCCTCTTCACCTGAGTCTTCTGCATGAACTGGTTTTTGATTGAAGTCCATATCATCTTCTGACATCGCAGCTTCGTTCATTTCTTCATGTTCTTCAGGCATGGGAAGATAACCAGATTTCATTTCTCCACCCATTGCTTTACCCGTAAACCCCTTAACGAAGCCCTTTACTTTATCTTGATCAGGAACCGGACCACCGCCTGACATTTTCTTACGTTTCTTATTCATCGCATAAGCAATAGCTAAAGAGTTTTTCATTTATTCTCCCAATCCAATTGAGACTGAACTTTTGATTACGTTGAGAGCAGAGTCAGCAGAAGCTGAAGAGCTAAATACCACTGCGATGACGTCATTGGCTGCACATGATAAATTTGTATAGAACCCCGAAGCCCCTGCTGACCCGGTGTACTTAGGTGAGCCGTTTTGATTCACAGTCACAACTAATGAGGACGCCCCTCCGCCGTTCACTAGAGACGGGAAATCAGTAACTTTACCTTTAACAAAGTAGAGTCCTGCCGTAACAACTGTTGTGCTCAAAGTTCCTAGCCCATTAAATACAAAGTTTTGGTCTGCTAAACTCGACATTTATTGCCCCTGTCCAAGACTAACATTTGATTTGAGTGAATTTAAGGTTGAATCATCAGTGGAGGTCATGACGACCGTAATGACATCAGCATCCGCCACGGAGAAACTTGTTTTGAATTTAAGTTCAATTTGTGTGGGAGTAATGGTTGGAGCTGTATAGATATCAGATCCATTCTTTTTAACCTTAACCACTAGACTTGAGGGTGGGAATTCCGTGCATTCAAATTCTACGTAGTAGAGACCTGCGCCACCAGTTGGAACTGTATAGGTTGCGGTTTGAAGTCCTGTGTCAGATCGTCTTGTGTTTAAAAACAGTGTATTGGCCATTATTTTACCCTCTGATAGGGTTGCGAATGGGATTATTTGGCTGACCAGGTGTGGCTCGAACACACGACCTATTGTTTAACAGACAATTGCTCTACCGGCTGAGCTACTGGTCAATATTCCTCAATCTTCCTATATTCATCTTCCAACTTCTCTCGTTCTATTTCCCAAGCCCTAGCATTTTGATCATCATGCCAAGCTTTAGTACCTATAACCATCCTTGGAACTATTTTGTCTGTGATAGATGGCCTACTCATAAGCCCATATCTAATCATGTCATAGGCATCATCACCAGAATTTGGATCTCCTTCAGTAGCATCTTGTTTTAGAACATCTTCGATTCTGTCTGGGTCATGAACCATTCGAGTTAAGGTATCGAAGCTAATTGGACAGGTATTGAATATGTAGAATCTTGGTTTTCCATCACAAGGGGCGCCCAGTTCATTTCTACCTTTTCCACGCCACGCAAGATAACTTCTTACTTGCGCCGCACCTTGGATCCGGTCGATGACAGCCCTTTTAAGTTGAATGCCGTGAGAAAGGAACTCTTCCGCGATGGTAGGTGGATTGGGAGAATCGCGCAATACTGCTCGCTGGGTCCAGCAATCAGCGCCGCCCACAATTGGGTACAAATTTGCCGTATCTGAGAAGGAGTTAAGCTTTCTAGAAAACTGATCGACTCTGCAGTTTGCTTGAATGTGCTCTCGGTAGAGTATTGTGTTGCCATCCTCATCGTTAGCGAACCATCCGAATGCCGCCGGATGATTATATCCAAAGTCGTATGCGCCGAACCTGCTCCAGTGCCTCGGAATTTCGAACGGTTCGATGAAGTGGACTTCTCTCGTGATTTCTTGGAAGAACTGCCCCGCGAAGATTTCCCAGTCGCCATATCTGTAAGCCTTTCTTAACGCTTCGTTAGGTTCTGATTCAAGTCTCGCTACATACGCCGGGTCGTTCTCCATAAGAGCTTGGTTGTCCGTAACCAACGCTTGTATAAAGGCATAATCTCTTTCTGATTCTCTTGCATTAAAGCGTCTTTCAATAAAGATACGCTTAAGCCAGCCATGTCCAATACCACCGGGATTCCCAGTGAGTATTGCGCGAGATAAAACACCCTTACTCGAGCTTCTGTTCGACCCGAGCAATCGACGAAACATAGCTTCCGGCCATTGGCCAGCTTCATCAATTGCCAAGTCATGAAACTCACGGCCCTGATAAAGATCCACGTCCTTTTCATTCTGACAGTGACAGAATTGTAAAGTTGAACCATTCGGGAGAGATAATAATTTCTTTGAATCATTCCAATAACTCCTAATCTGAGGATAACTCTGAAGGAGTGGCCTTATGTGATTACCCTCTAATTCAGGGAAGGTTCTTCTAAATATAGCCCCTGTAGAGTTTGGATACTGAAGTCTACGAAGTAGCATGATGTCTCTTAATCCACGAGACTTTCCTCCGCCTTTGGCTCCTCCGTAGAAAGTTATTGGAGTTGTTTCTATAGTTTCAAGGAACTGTCTTTGTTTGGGTTGGAAGTGAAATTTAATCTCGGTCATCTAATACGCTTCATCCAAGGAAAACCTTTTTCATGATCACAGGTATAAATAGAGTCATCCAAGATATTTACTCTTCTGACGTGCCCCTTAGAAAAATAATAAAACTCATTAAAATCAACATAGGCACAAGGTATTACTTCTCTGTGTGGATATTTATTTTTAATTTGTTCATATATATTATAGGAAGCAAGAATCTCTCTATTAAATAATTTAATCTCGGTCATAAAGAAGCTTCAATTCTTCTCTCTGCTATTTCAAAATATTCTTTCTCTTTTTC